AACAACACTTACTGTTTCAGTATCATACTCACTATTTCCCATATAGAAAAGAATTTTACACTTGTCTCCAGATTCTGCCCCATTTTCATCTCTTCCCTTTGGTGCCTCTGAGAATATTATTCTACTTCCACTTGGAGATAGTGTATAAGATTCGTAAGGAACTTGCAATACATCATTAAAAAATACCAATATGTTATAATTTAAATCTATTTTTGATCCTTTTTGTTTATATAGTGTAAATTTGTCATCACCACTTACTGATAAAGGAAAACTTCTTCTTCTTCCGTTAAATAGAGAACTTATATCATCAATTGTTTGTAATTTACCAACAAACCATCCAGAGAATTTGTCATTTTTAATTTTATCAATAAATATTTTGAATTCGCTAAATGTCTTTGACGTATCTGTTGGAATTCCAGTCACTCCCCCAGTACTAATTGTTAATATGTCACCCACATTATAATTATATCCGAAGTTTTTTATTTCAAACTCTATAACACTTGAATCGTTGCTAACAACAATATCTATTTTAGATTGGGTGCCAATTCCAGATGATCCAGATGATTCTGAATATATTAATGGTATATCTGTATAAGAAAGTGGAGAATCGAACACTACTATTGGTGGATTGGATGAAGTATATCCAAATCCTGGATTTGTGATAGAAACACCTACAACATGACCATTGTTTATAGAAGCAGTTCCAACATAATGAATATTTGAATATTCCAAATCTTCAGTTTTTACTCCAACATTTACTGTGGTTTGAATACCTGACCTATATCCAGAACCACTATTTCCTATACTAATTGATTGAATTGTTCCGGATGCAGATACGACAGAAGTACCACCAGCAGATACTAGGGGTTGATATCCAAAACCTTCTGTCGATCCAACTGAAATAATTATTCCTTTTCTTGGCAAACTTGAAGTGTTGATATCTTCTGCATTTGGTATTGCTGAAGAACCACTGAAATATACTGAAGTTATTCCGGAATTTTCTTTTAAAGTATAGTTATTAATATCTGATGTAGAATTATTGGTGGTATATGAAGGAATTTGCATTATTTCATTCACCAACATAATAATGTTGTTTGAAGATATTCCAGTTACATCTATTCCAGAACTCTTTAGTACAAAATTACTCGATATTCCACTAAAATCACCAGATAAGTCATCAAAAATGTAGTTATTTCCATATGTGGATTCATTCTGATTCTGAGAACCGGATTTTATAAAAGATCTACCATGAAAACTTGATTTTTCCAAAAGCAAGTTAGTTTCTTCGTCTCTTTCAAATTGTTCAGTAGAATATTCTCCATAGGGAGGTTCTGCAAAATTAATAGTATTTTCAATTATATTATAGTTTCCTATAAATTTGGTTACAACATCACCTAAAACATGTGAGGATTGTTCAGTTCCCATCCATGCTCTACTTACATTTAAAATATTTGTAGTCCCAACACCAACACTATTAATTTTCACTATTTCATTGTTAATTTTTGCTAGATCTCCATTAAAGAATTGTGACGCACTATCTAAGTAGATTGTACTAGATGTTCCAGTTACATTTTGAGAAATTCTAGTAGTTATTGCAGTGGAAACTATTGGTGATTGAATTACGTTATTGAGGGAAATTAAAACTCTCGAATTTTGATTAAATGCCGAAAAATAATGAGTAGAACCAATACCCACACTCAGTATATCTAAAGTATCTGGTACTGATTTTAAAGATTCTTCGGCAGTTCTTGATAATTTTATTAAATTATCGCTAATTTTTACTACATATACTTCACTTGGTAATTTATCAGTTAATCCAATACCTATACCAAAATCGGTTGTTCCAATTCCAATTGAATTTGCTGTTGAATTTGTGTTGTTATTATATGAAATTTTTTCTCCAGTAACAAAGAAATGATTATTGATTTTTATTGTATTGTCATTTAAGTTAATTATGTCCGAACTACTGCCATCAAACTCTCTTTTAAATATTGGCAACCCTCCACTGGTTAAAATAAAGTCTTTCTTTTGAGTAAGTTCGGTACTATCAAACTGCCAACTAATATCATCAATTGATAGGACTCGATTTCCTATTGATAAAATATGATCTTCTAAGATTTTTCCATCGAATAAAATTTCATTTGATGCTACGGAAGAATTTATTTGTATTCTATTTTCTCTAGATGTATCAAAGTTATAATAAGTATTTAAATCCGAAACACTAATAATATCTACAAGAACATCAACATTATTTTCTAATTGATTTATAGATCCAACAGAACTTTCTGACTCTAACTGATAATCTGCAAAACCCTTAAATCCTCTTGGGTGGTTCAGAGTCATTACAGCATCTTTCCAAGTATCATAATCTATTTTTGATTTTAAAGAATATGAAAAATTCTGATAATAAAAACTATCTTGTATCTTTTGCAAATCATTGTTTAAGAAGCCAGTTTCTGTCTGCCACTCTTTAGAAATTTTTGAAGAAGATGATAATTCAAAAAATAAACTACTTTTAAATATCTTTGATATTGTAGCAGTGGCGAAGGAGTTTGCTCCTTTTATAGATTGATTTTCTTCAATTTCTCCAGATAATCTAGATATTGTTATGAATCCATTATTAGGATTCCAACTTTCAACATAACCAATATTTGAATCACCAACAATCACCTCTTCGCCAACAAAATACTCTCCTCTAATTAAAGTTGAACTAAATTTAATAAGATCTTGTTCTAAGATAACTCTACCTAAAGAATTTTCTGAATCAAATGTTCCTGGAATTTGATTAGTTCCAAGCAGACTTTCTAAACTATATTCAATAGTAGCAAATCCAACTTCTTCTATATTTGGGTCAGTGTCAGTAATTTCAAATAAAGTATAATTATAATTTTTTGAATTATATCCAACACCAATTTCTGGGTTGGTGATAGAAATATTTTCTACTAGAATTTTATCCCCAATAATGAAAGGAAAATCACTTTCACTTTCAAATATTTTATTCAGGGTAATTGTAACTTTCTTTGTAGAATTATTAAAGGAAACTGAATGTACTCCTATTCCATTTGAATTATTCGTTGGTATTATTCTTGGCGATAATTGCGATAATTGGTAGGTATTTTTCAATATTGTAACATAACTATCTGTCAAGTCATATTGTAATTCTAAATCCGTGATTTCCTTCCCACTTAAAGAATCTATCACAACTAGTTTAGGTGGAGTTACATATCCAACTCCAGGATAAGTTATTTTAATTTCACTAAAATAATATAGAGGTTCTACTTTAAAAGTATAAACCGGATAGGAAGTTGGTCTTATTGTATAATCAGAAGAAAAGTCAAATCCAATATTATCCAAATTTACCTTTTTTATCTGACCTATAGATTTGCTATTTGGTTCTAAAATTGCATTAGAACCAAGATTGGATTCTATTTTGGATATTGTAGGGAGATTATAATAATATTTTCCAGAATTTGTTATCTGTATATTTGATATACTTCCATAAGAAGTTGTAGAATTTGTATAATAAGTTACTCCATCTGGTAAAGAATAACCAGCAGATTCAGTATTATTTGGTAGTATATAATTGAATGAATTATTTGTGAGTTTCTTTATTTCATATATTCCATCAAATTCACTGTTTCCAATATTCAATATATTATTGTTAGCAACAAAATAGTCAATAACAATGCTTTCTTTTACTTCTGGTAAATTTTTTCTTTTTGTTATTGAATTTAATTTGTAATATAGTCTATCTGATGTAATATTGGATGTATCTAGTGTGACACTAGCATCAACACCAACAGTTCCTGATCTTTGAATATCTGATACTACATCTTTAAAAGTATCATCAGTATAAATTTCAAATTCAAATGCAGAATAAATTTCTCCAGATGATGTATATGATAATGAAGAATCTGATAAATCAAAAGTTATATCCGAATTTTTGTATATTTTTATCTCTGGATTTATTAAAGAAATAGTTCCACCGGAAGCAGATTCTATATTTAAAAATACTGGTGTTCTTAGAGTCGAATTATAGAAAGAATCTGATAGTTTTATATTGTCCTGGTCATAAACAATAACATAATATATTCCATCATTCTTTAGTGATGATGGTGGATTTGATGAATTATAAATTACTTTTTGTCCATTAATCAAATTATGGTTGGGCAACTCTATAGTATTTCTAACAGTATTGACCCCAGCAGAAGAAAAATTAGTTGGATTTACAATAAGTCTTCTATTTGCATCATTATATTTTATTTTTATTGTAGTTGAAATACCTGAATTTACATTTAATCTTATAAAATCACCATTTGACAATCCATGAGTTTCTGCAGTAGAAACCGTAACAGTATTTTTTGATACTTGACTAGTTATAATATCATAATTTGTTTTAAAACTATGATATGCGCCACTTCCCTCACTTACAAAATACAAAGTACTTTCATTTTTAGTTTGATCTGTTACACCTACAAATTCTCCAGAATTACCAAGTGTTACTCTAACTGTTGAAACTCCAACAAAATCGTCAGAAATTTTTGCAATGTACAATGTAGAATCTTCGGATAATGTAAATGTAGTCTCTCCGTCTGTAGAGAATCCTATAGATGTTCCCCCATTTAATTTATATTTTACTTCATCTCCTGTTTCTAAATTGTGTCCCTTTAGATATATTGATTTTGTTGGAACAAAAATTTTCTTTACACCATATCCAGGATTAGAAAATACTACCGTTTTTCCAATACCAGTACCATACTGAGTTCCTATTCCCAAAGATTCTGATGGGTCAAAATAAATTTCTTTATTTATTTTTGTCTGAGGAAAAATGGAATTGGAATTGAAATTAAAGTTTAATTTTCTAGGATTTTGATATAAATCATCAAAAGAAGAGTGAGAAGTTCCAACAGTCCCATTAACAGATCTGAGAACTTTAATTCTAGAAGAATCTCCATCAACATTTAATATTTTAACTTTTTCTTGATTTATTGTAAGAATATCATTTGTCTCAAAATTATTAAGATTTCCAAAAACCGAAAAATATGTTACAATTCCGGTTGTCGCTGTAGAACCTATGCCTGCGGACAGTTTTAATGAATCTGTCGTTACGCCTACTTGATATAACCCAGTGATAGGATAAAATGAACTACTTAATCCAGAAATATAAACAATATCTCTATCTTTAAATTGATGTGGATTTTCAAAAGATGCAGTAAAAGATAAAGTTGTATTATTTGGATATAGCTCAACATTTGTCGCAAGAGTTTTAGACAAACTTATAGAAGTAACTGCTGCACCAACTACTTCAGATACTTTTGCGGATGCTCCATAACCTCCTGTATTTTCATTATTAAAAAATATTTTATCACCTACTTTATAATTTTCTCCGCCAGAAATTATATCAACACCTTCAACATAACCACGAGAAACTTGTTTTATTTTACTATATCCAACATTATAATTCTGGTTATTCAAATACGAGTAAGTTATTCCAGAATCGGTTAATCCATATGGAGTTGTATTTCTTACTAGACCAAGTTCAAAAAAGTTTCTTGATTGATTTGCTAAAATGCTAAAATTAAATGAATTTGGAGTAGATTTGTAATTATTTCCAATTAAATACGGAAAAATATTATTTTCGCCATCTTCAATCGTTGCAAAATATGCATAAGTTCCTGATGGAAATTCTGGAGTAACGCAAAATCTTCCATTATATTCATCTAAAACGTCGCTAGAATCATTTGTATAATATTTGTAATCTTCTACAAAGAATCCTAAAGGAAAATCTGAAATTGATGGTCTATTATCTTGAGATTGCAGTAAATTATATGAAGATTTCATCCTAACAATAGAACCACTTCCATCTACATTTTTATATGAGTATGGACCATATATTGGATTTCCATCATATGCCCATCCAATTATAGATGAATGTTTTGAAGTGCTTCCATCTATTAGTTTTTCAGGACAAAATATATTTGTATATTGAAGTTGATAGTCTGGATTTATACTTTCGGATAAAAATCCACCATCTTGGGGTAAATGTTCTTTAAATCTTTCGTATAGATTTACAGTCCAAGTTTGTAATTTAGAATATAATTTTGAACCACTTCCATTTGACTGTACTAAAATTTTAGTATTTTCTTTTTTATATCCTTTTCCACCTTCAATAATATTTACCGATATAACTCTACCATTCTCTATGATTGGATATAAAACTGCACCAAACCCATCTCCTGTTATTGACAAATTTGGAGTGGAATTATAGTTTCTACCAGCAACCAAAATAATGACATCAACTATTTTTCCATCTTTAATTATAGGATTTAATTCACATCCAGATCCAGAATCCAAAGTAATAGAAGGTTGCCTATCAAAGTTAATAATATTAGATACGCCATAATTATTTCCACCATTCTCTAAATGTATTGATGTTATATTTCCTTTAAAAGATGATTCTATCTTTGCCTTAAATGTTTCTTTTGTTACTCCACCAGATACTGAAACATTTACATCTCCAATTATTTCAACTGATATTTTTGGATAATTGAATATGTGTGTTCCTACTCCAACTGTTTCTAAATTAACATATTGTTTAGTTTCAAAATAAAATTCTCTATAGGTATTTCCTACTCCAACTTCGGAAAGTGTAAAAGAATCTTCATCGATTTTTGTTACAAAATAGTCTTTTGATGTAGATAAACCAGATACTTTAGTCCCTTGATAATCGTATCTTATGATATCACCAGTTTTATAATCATGATTCTTTATTGTAATAAAGTTAAGTGATGTATTAATTCCTATTGGTTGAGTGGTTCTTTTTTTATTGGAATATCCACTTCCAGAATTTACTATATTAATAGATCCTAATGTTATTTTTCTGGTTTTTGCTCTTATCTTGTGAGTACCAGTCCCATATGAAGTAAATGATACTGCGGTACCAGTTATTACATCATCTGGATTTTTGTACAACTTGATTTCGGTTGGTGATTCTACAGATACAAAGTAAGATGAATTTTGAGATAATCCACCAATACTGACAAATCCACTATTATCATAAACTACTTCTTCACCATTTCTAAATTTATGATAAGTTGAAAATCCTATAACCGAAGACTCTGGAGATCCTAAAATAACATTTTTTGTTGCGCTAAATGACTCTTCATGTGTAACTAATTTTATGTTTGCTTCTGCAATAGCACCGGTTCCATTTCCGCCAGTAATTGAAATTTTTGGAATATCTACATAATCAAAACCTGGTTCTAGTACTTTTATTTCTTGTAGAGAACCCTCTACTGCACAATAACCAAATGCTCCACTTCCAGAAGAATCTTCTATTTCTAAAATAGGGGGAGAAACTACATCGTATCCATTTCCTTCAGATATTACATCAATAGAATCTATCTTCCCATAAAAAACACGGTCATCTGATTTATAGTTTTTAATTTCAACACCATTAACTAAAATTCCAGTTTGTCCAACCGGAGTTCTATATGTAAATCCATCATTGACCGGTGAAGAAATTTCTCTTAATAAATTTTGGGGTTTAAGAGATTTTGATTTTATTTTATAAAATTCTATTGTTCCTCTTGAAGAATCTGCAGGTATTCCTTTTGAAGGATCTCCACTATTTCCCAATAATGGAATAAATTTAGAAATGTAAATATCAGAGTTTCCTCTTGATAATTTTAACTCAGTGTCGGATATTTTTTTTACATAATAAATTCCCTCTTCGACTATTTTATTATTACCGACATTTTCTGGAGTATAATAAACTATGTCACCACTTGAAAAGGGGTGACTATCTTTCATAGAAAAAGTACTTAAATCTACAACTTTAAAATCTCCAGTTACTGATAAATTACTACAGTATAATGTACCGGAAGGAATTGAATTTGATGTAATATAAGTAGATTCTCCTCTTTTATAAACATTCTGAACATCACTCAAGATATCATTCAACCCAGGATAATTTGTAGAATTAACCTTTGAAAGATTTCTTCTAATATTGTAAATATTAGATTTAGAAAATTTATTTTCTTGAGATTCTTGAAATACTGTTATAACAAATTCTTTATCATTATTTACACTAACTACATCTGCGGCAAATGAATTATTTGATTGTGAAGATATGACTTCTATGGATTCTACATATACAGAATCTCCTACTTTAATTATATTTTTTGATTTTGTTGTTATTCTTACATTAACATTAGTACTTGCATTAGTATCGGAAATAATTTCCCAAGAAACATCTTCATATGTTGGAGATATGTTAAAACTCCAGTTATTTGATACTACATCTGTCGGATCTGTTCCAAGAGTTTTTATTGATATTTTATAATTATCTACATTAAAAATATTATCACTTAAAGTGTCTATACTCAAATCATTTATAACAGAATTTATTCTCACCTTTATAATTTCATCTTGATTTTTGATAGACCTACCATATGCAAATGAATTTATATAAATTGCTGTAGCGTCTTCTATTTTTGAGGAGACACCAGAACATTCATAAAACTGATTGGAAGATTTTGAATTGTAAGTTACTACTCCGTTTGTACCGTCAAAGTATGATACATATAATTCACCACTATCTGGGAACCCAATAGTAGAATCTACTGTAATTGTTGTTGCACCACTTAAATATGTTCCTATTACTCTCGTTTTAGCATGAACACTAAATGCACCATAAACTGCACCATCCACTATAAGGTCTCTAGAATATCCAGAGTCTATACTTAACTTATAATATTCCTCTCCAGTCTTAGTAATTATTTGCTCTACATTTGTTACTGGAGCATATGCCTTAGTAAGAGTTGAATACGAATCTTGATTTAAAGTAGAATCTAATAAATCCAAAGGATTTCCTTCCAATGCCTCAACTACAAAATCATTTGTAACACGATACTGGGCATCCGAAGGTTTAAGTAAATAATCTTTTGGCTTTATGACACTTACACTTTCTCCATAAAGAGCACCAAATAAGATTTTAAAAGATCTATCAGTTCCTTTTGTTGAATAAAAATCCTTTGCTTGTTTGATAAATGTGGATTCTTTAACTGGCGTATAGATTTCTCTCGATTCAAAACCAGGAAGAAGTTGGTATTTAGATTTTTTAAGAAACTCCTTTAAAAATAGAGAACTTAAATTTATAATTTTTGACCCAGAAGAGTGATTAGTAGATTCTGATGTTTGAAATACTAGTTCATCTGGACTATTTTGCTTTTCATATGAAGTGACACCACAAAATCCTCTTATACATCCAGTAAAGGATGTTGATGTAATACCAGTATAAGTGATGATTTCGTCGTCTATTTGTATTAATCCATATGAGGAAGGAAATCCATTCGTCCCCGTAGAAGAATCGACTGTTATTGTCTCATCACTAAAAGTAATAGAATCTTTTAATGTAACACTTTCAATTATATCTGTAAATGAATCTACCTTTACATATTCTTCAATATTTTGAATTAGATCCGCAGCAGAACCTTGATACTCTTGAGAAATATAATACTGGGATAAAAATTCAGATATTAGAGGATATTCTTCCTGAACATATTGTGGAAGTTGATTTCTTACAACATTGCTAATTTTTATTCTTTTATCCATTTCTTTTTAGAGTCGTACTAAGTTTCCGTTTGTGTAACTTGAAGATACTATGAAGTTTGAAGCAGAGGGATCTAATCCAGAAGAAACCTCATCAATCACCATTTCAAATAAACTGTTACTACTATCTAGTTGTAAATACAAGTCCTGAAGTCCAATCACATCATTTGATTTTGGCGTTGCTGAGATTTGAATTACAGATTGTCCGTTTATAATTTTTTCTGTAGATGTTATATTAATCGGATTTATATTAATTATTCCTTGTTCATAATCAATTGTTCCAACATTTCTTCTCACTATAGTTGGTATAGTTGAAGTTGAGATTGGTAGAGTGAATAAAAATATAGATCCTGTTGTTTGATTTGAACCAGGAATATCTGATATATAAACCTGTTCCGTTATTCCAGAAATTTTAAATGCAGATGATCTTATATTATATCCACTTTGATTATTAATGTTAAATCTATTACCAAACCCTATTGAATAAGTTGCAAATGCATTTAATACTACTCTTACATCTCTTCTTATTGAAATTCTGGTAATATTTGAAGTGATTGAACGATGACTTTCGTCTATTATTTTTAAGAATTTGCTATATTTAAATCTGGCACCATATTTATTAAGTTCTGTAGAATCTGCATATCTTTCCACATTATTTTGTATTTGAGTCAAAACATCATTTGGATTTGATGAAAGATTTGTATTATAATAAACTTTGGAATCAACTTCAATATTGAGGTATTTTAAATCTAATATTTCTGGAACAATTCCAGCAACTGCATATGATTTTAATTTTGATTTAATATTTTCTTTTGTTATATTAGGTAAAAAGTCACCTGTTCTTGGTTTGATACTAATGAATACTTTTCCATATTGTGGAGGAACTAATTCTTCACCACCAAATACGGAAATAGATTCAGTCTCTGGGTATATAACATTTTTAACCAAGGATTCATAGTCATTAGATGTTATTGCCCTGTTTTGTGATGAATATATTCTGGGTGCATATTTTCTAATTGATTCAACACTTTCAATTTCTTCTCCTCCGGAAGAAATTAATCCAGTAGATAATAAAGATATTCCTGAAGTTACAATAACTGGTGCATTGGTTGAAATATAGTTTAATATTCCAGCAAAAGAAAATTGGGATATTCCATTTGCTGAACTTCCATTTGAAACAATATAGGAAGCAGTAATTTCATCTCCATCATTAAGTGCTGCTCCGAAAACTCCATCACCAAAGATTAATTCATATCTCTCATCTTCTACTTCCTGCAGAAAGAAAACTCTAGAATCTTTTGATACATCAAAAATATTATTATGCAAATAATATTTTGTTTTTATATCGCTACTTGTTACTTCTACCGAAAGAAGACTTGTGTCAATTCCGGAGTTTGGTAATATAAACTTTTGATTTGGATTATTTGAACTATATGTAAATTTAGATGTTACCAGAGAACCTTCATATATTTCAATATCATTAAAAGTCGCAATATTATTGAAGACGGGTTTGGTTATATCCTCTAATATTGAAAAAACAAATGATTGATTTCCAAAGGTTCTTGTTGTTGATGCAACAACTCCTTTTTTGAGAGTTAAAGATGATACGTTTGCTTCCCCAGTAAGATCTACAAAAAAACTAACCGTTGCTCTAGATGCTTTCCTTGATCTTGGGATGTATCCAATATTTCTTGCGAGAGAAACTACATTTTCTCTTAAAGTTGCACTATCAATGAAGACCTCATTTGCAACCATATTTGCATTATAAGATGTAATGTACGTATTGTACGCCAAGACATCTAGAATCGTAGATAGATTGGATCCCTCAAAATCATAGTCTGTAAAATTA